AAGTTGCAAAACAAATAATTTTTGGTAACAGCACCCACAGAGTTGTCGGCCCTGTCGTGTTGTGGAATAGACAACAAGGTAAATGTTATAGCCAGTGGGGAACTGGTGGTGGCATGAAGTGTTACTGATGTTTAAAATATTATTTGGAATTCTGATGGGAGTAGTAATCGTCACCTATTACCCAAATATTTCAGAAGTCGCCGCAGACCTTTTTGTGGAAAGTGGTGCTCGTGACGTAATCATAGAAAAATTGGAAGAGGTGAATTGATTATGATTAAGAATATAGTTGTGATTGGTGCGATGGGTTTGACCCTTGGTGCCTGTAGTGCAACAAACCCACTTGGTGGTGCTAATACTGCCAACGTGAAAATTGGTACTCCACCTGTAGGTGTTATAAAGTCTGCATACGAGTATCAAGCAAACAATGTGAAAGAACAGGTAGACCTAGTACCAAAATGGTATACTAAGATGCCTACGAAGGATGATGCAATTTACGCTGTAGGAACTGCGAATACACCAGACTTACAACTCTCAAATGATATTGCGATTTTGAGTGCGAAAACGACTCTTGCTGACAGGATTAACGGTAGAGTGAATTCTGTTACTAAGAGTTTCGTAACGAAGGTTGGTTCGACAGATGCAGATGCATCCATCATCAACGAGATTCAAACTGCAACCAAAAACATTATCGCTGATGTTGATGTTGCTGGTTACAATGTTACTGAATCAAAGGTGGTGTCAAACGGTACACAGTATCGTGTGTATGTTCTTCTGGAATATTCAGATGAGAATGCACAGAAGATTCTGTTGAACCGACTCAAGAAGGATAGGATGTTGATTACGAAACTTAAAGCGAATGAAGCGTTCCAAGAACTTGAGAACGATGTCAATAATGCTAACAAAGCAGAACTTGACCGTGTTGACCAGATTATTAAAACGGAAACACAATAGGAGACTAAATGCACGTTACGGTAAGAAAAGGTAGAGATGGGAAACCAGATGTAAACGGTGCTATTCGTGTTCTTAAAAAGAAACTCATGAAAGAAGGATTCTTTCAAGAATTAAGAAGGAGAGAATCCTTCATGAGTAAAGGTGAAAAGGAACGAAAAGCAAAAGCCGCTGGTAGAAAACGGTGGCAACGAAAACAGGAAAAACTAAAGGCAGAGAGAGGATACTAAAATGCCAAGACGTAAGATGACACCAGAACAAAGAGAAGCTGCAGCAGAACGGTTGCGTCTTGCAAGGGAAAAAAGGTTGCGTGAAAACCCACCTAAGTATTCTAATATACACCCATCTGTTTTGACGTTACCAGATGAACATCCATTCTCAAGAGTGAGTGTTGTTAAATATATCAAAACCCAGAAGGAACAACTTTCTTCATATCGGGCTGCGATACGTCAAAAGGTAAAGGGTGCGATTGCAAATGAAGCATCATGCAGAGCGTATATCCGTAATTGTGAAACGTATCTGCGAAATGGTGATTGGTGTGATAACTACTATGGTGAATACCAAGAAAAGAAAGTCAAGTGGGTAACTGTTGTGCCTGCTGGTCGAAAGGTGGAAGATGGCGAATGATGAAACAACGAATGTGGTGCAGTTTCCGAAAAAGTACATGGGGATTGCACCGAAAGTGACAAACTTTGATGCGATGAAACTGAATAAGGAAATACAGTTCGCAGATGAATTGACTGATGGTATAATGGTGTCTATGATTCATAATATGGATGAAAATGATATTGAGATTACTGATGCTGGTTTTATACAAGACATTGCATTTTTGTCTGAAGCAATCAAAGCAACAATTTATAGAGACAGAGGGTTTACTCATCCTTTTCAGAATTTGATTGAGTTGATTGCAAATGTGACTTATGATGAAGAAGAAAAAAGACACCATGTAGATATGGACATGGAACTGATAAGAGAATTATCAGAAGACTTTACAGAGGATGATGGGCCAGATAAGGCATAGGTGAAATATGATATTAGTTGACATGAACCAAGTGACACTTTCTAATCTGATGATTCAGATTGGTCGCAGCACTGAGGTTGACCCAGACATGGTTCGCCATATGGTTCTTAATTCATTAAGAGGTTATCGAAGTCGGTTCAATGAAGAATTTGGAGAACTGGTATTATGTTACGATAACAAGAGTAATTGGAGAAGACAATACTTTCCTAATTACAAACATGGTAGACGTAAAGACCGTAAGGCATCGACATTAGATTGGGGTTCAATATTCGATACCTTGCATTTAATCAAACAAGAATTACAAGACAACTTTCCATACAAGGTACTAGAAGTAGAAAACGCAGAGGCAGATGATATCATCGCTTCAGTAGTACGATATGTTTCAGAATCCCCCTCTCACTATGAGAAGGTGTTAATTGTATCTGGTGATAAAGATTTCATTCAGTTACAAAAACACAATTTCGTTACACAGTATAGTCCAGTACTGAAGAAGTTTGTTAATGGTATTGACCCAGATGTTTATATCAAAGAACACGTTCTAAAGGGTGACCGTAGTGACGGTGTACCAAACTTCCTATCACCAGACGATACCTTTGTAAATGAGATGCGTCAGCGTCCTATCTCAAAGAAGAAATTGGCGACATGGATTGACCTAGAACCAGAAGACTTCTGTAATGAAGAGATGTTGAGAAACTATCAACGCAACAGGACACTAATTGATTTGGAGTACGCACCCACAGAGGTACATGAAGCGTGTGTGGAAACCTATCTAAATAGTACGGTAAATGATAGAAGTGGTCTATTAAACTACTTCATTAAACATCGACTAAAAAACCATATGGAAAATATTGGAGACTTTTAAAATGGCAGTGAATACATATACACCTCTTTTACATGAGGTGCTGAAGAAAGTTCATAATGCAAAGACTAAAGAAAAGAAGATTGAAATTCTTAGAGAGAATAATAGTGATGCATTGCGAATGATTATTAAGGGTTCGTTTGACCCTAATATTGAATGGGTTGTACCAGAAGGTGACGTTCCTTACAATAAGAATGAAGCCCCAGATGGAACTGAACACACTTTACTCTTCCAAGAGTCAAAAAAGTTGTGGAGATTCATCAAAGGTGCAGACAACAAAACCCCCCAATGGAAGAAGGAAAATATGTTCATTCAGATATTGGAAGGTCTGTCTCAAGGTGAGGCAGAAGTTTTAGTTGCCGCAAAGGATAAAAAACTACATCAAGTCTATAAAGGACTTTCAGCGGCAGTTGTCAAAGAAGCGTTTGGATGGAATGACGAATTCTATAATCCAAATAAGTAAAACTTCTTGACATTTTGGTGCTTATAGAGTACTATGATTAAAGACTTAGTAATGAGGTTGTTATGAAAAACGGAACACAACTCCTCTCTCTCTCACTTGAAGTGTTCCGATTCGCAGTGATTTGCTAAAGTCTTGGGGGGAAACGAACTTTCCCCCCACTTTTTTTTCTAAACCCTTGATTTTACTCAATTATTTAGTTCATTTTTTCCTTGACAATGTTCTTAAAACAGAATATACTATACTAGTAATGATGAGAAAGAAGGTAGATATGAATTACGTTACTGTCAATGGAGGCAACAAAGTCCAGAGAAAAATCTGCGAAGATGTTGCTAACTTTATGATTGGTCAGTTGATGCCCAGAATGAGAACTCTGGATATCGAAATTAATCTACAGAAACTTACAGGTGATGCAGTTGGTTGGTGTCAGATGAATGATACAAACCGTGAGTTCACCATTGACGTTTCTAAGAACCTAACAATCAAAGAACTGGTCACTACTATTTGTCATGAGATGATTCATGTTAAGCAATATGCAAGAAAAGAAATGACTGATGATTTGGTTGAGAACGGTTGTGCTGTTTGGAGAGGTCGCAAGGTCAATCCTAACACAAAGTATTACGACTTACCTTGGGAGAAGGAAGCGTATCGTCTACAAGACAAATTTGCAAACCTAGTATGGAATGAGGAGATTATATAATGGAACAAGTTGCAGTTATTCACACAGCGTTTGAGGACAAACCATCCACAGTCGCTTTCGTAAACGTGAAAGAGGATATGACACTTATTGAGAAACTTGAGTATGCATATCGGTGGACACAGAACATCATGGACAGTTGGTCATTGAAAATGCCAGAAGATGGTAATGATGATGTTACCGTTATGGGTGATATTTCTGATGGGTACGGCTTACGTTCTACTTCAGTTGGTGACCAAGTTCTGGTTGGTACGGAGAAATATGTTGTTGCTCCAATGGGATTTAAAACACTTGATGGAGAACCAGTATGATGAAATTGAAAGAGAACAAGGTCATGACAATTGACCTTGACGGCCCAAACGGTAATGCATTTTACCTTTTGGGTACAGCACAACTACTCGCAAAACAATGTGGGCTGGATGATGTTACGATAACAGAAGAGATGCAGTCTGGTGACTATATGAATTTGGTCAAAACAATGGACAAGTATTTCCCTTTTGTTGTTTTTGAAACAAACAATCCAGAATACATGGAGGCGTTTCATGCTTAAGGAACTTGTTCTGGGAACAATGATGTCGTTGACACCAACTGCAAGTGCAGATACCGTTCCGACAGAAAAACAATGGCAGATAGACCAAGCATATTGTCTCGCACAAAATGTTTACTTTGAGGCACGAAATCAACCACTTGCTGGTCAGATGGCAGTTATATCAGTCACAATAAATCGAGTAAACGACAAACGATTTCCTAATAGCATTTGTGGTGTAGTCTATGAAGGCCCACATCGTCCAAGTTGGAAAGATAATACGGTTATGATTCCAGTTCGACACCGTTGTCAGTTCAGTTGGTATTGTGACGGATTATCAGACCGTATACATGATATGACAATATTCGATAACATCTTCAACCTAACAATGGGTGTTATAGATGGTAGTTATACAATTGCAGATATTACAGAAGGTGCAACACACTATCATGCAGACTATGTAGAACC